CAAACTGCGTTGTTAGCTGGTTCTTTAGCTCCTGCTCCTGAGTTTGGAGGTCCTTCTCGAGGGCAGGGTCAACAGGTAGCTCACCGCGAAGAGCAGCAAGGCTGCGCTCACCAAGAAGTCGAGTAATTTCCGCCTCTTGAGCACGCTTAGCCGTCTCTTCAGCCCGCTGCGTTATACCAGTAATGTTGCCATTATCATCAGTTGTAACATCAAATCCCTCCTGGGCTGCCAGGAAGGGCAGTATGATCCGGTTCTGTGTGCGCTGCTCCTCAATAATCTGGCGCTGTAGCGCTAGCAGCTCTGCCTGGTTCCGTTGGAGGTCCCTCTCCTCCGGTGTCGGGCCGGGAACGCTGACTTTGCTGCCCATAGCTTCTCACCTTCCAAGCGTAGAAGTCGTATTCATCTTCAGTTGCGTATGGTTTCTGATCTGGAAAGTACCTCTCCATACCGCGCTGAAGGATTGATCCATGCTCGACGGAGAGGATAAACGTCTCAACGCCGATTTCACTCATGGCGCTCTCATACGCCTCGCACAGCCTCATGATAGTGAACAGACGTCGATGATCAGTTCTGACCACAAGAGGTCCTGCTACGATCATCTTATCATATATGCGAGTGCCACAGAAACCAACTAGTTTATCATCCTGATCAAATACAAGGATAGTTGGGAAGCCCATCTTCTGGGCCTTCATCCCCTCATCTGTCATCAGCTTCCTGGTCAGGCGGTAGTGGCCAGGGCTAGATGCTACTATATATTTGAGAGGGGCTGTCACTTCTTGTCATCCCGATCCAGCCTGAACTTGATAATAGATATATCGTTCTTGATACTATACAGTACATTATACATGTCATAGACCTTGCTTTCATTAGCTACGCCATTCTTCTCTAGACTTCGCAGCCTACTATCGTGGTCATTGATAGTCACTTGATACGTGGTATAGGCTGTGCCAAGGGCTAGTAAGCCTATGGCAACAGTGATTACATGGCCAAGATTGATAGTCATGTCGAATACAGGCTTGCCGATCATATCAGGCACAGCTTACTTCTTCTCTTCCACCACAGGAGGGTTCTTCACCTTGCTGACAACCCCCCACGCAACAGCAGCGACGGCTGCTACCCCTCCTATGATAGCCTCAAATAGCTCTGGGGTAAGCCCAGGGACCTTCGCCAGTAGGTAGCCACCGAAGATAGTAGCCATGTGCCGTATCAGGGACTGGATTTGCTCGCTTGACATAAGCGCCTCCGACATGGTGCGTACATGCCATATACCTCATCAACGGGGGGCGCCGCAACGAGGCCTAAACGACTACCTCCTCAGCTACGAGGGTGGCTTTAGCCACTCCACCATAACGTCTTGCAGAGAGGGTGCCATTCAATCTGATTAGATTGCTTGTAGGAGTTCCTATGCGTATGCTATATGTAGCAGCTCCAGCTCCACCAGGAGCGAACTCAAATGCGAAACTCGCCTCGAATTCCCCAGGAGAATTTACTATACCAGTGGAATATATGGCATTTGCGTCAGCGTCTTTGAACAAGGCTACAGTTATGCTGTCTGGAGTGTTAGAGATCACTCCAAAACACGAGAACTGGAACCTAACTCTGCTAGATGCACTTTTCAGTGCTGGTAGGTTAACAGATATTATCTGTACACCCTCGGATATCTGTGGGATAGTGTCGTCGAATGGGATGTCGTTGGTGAGGAAGGTTATACCTATGTTTTCGTTTAGGGCGTATTCTCCATAGACCCTAGCTCCGGCGGCGGACTCTACAAGCGTCTCAAGACCAGCACTGTCCCTATAGGCAGCCTTTGATACACCAGATACGTCCTTAGCATACCATCTTATGCTGTTAGCAGCAGGATTAGCCGGGGCAGCTATCTCTGCCACATCATGATAGCCAGTTTGCGTCAGGTTGATAACCGTTCCTAGGTTACCAAGCATAGTAATGTTGCCGTCAAACACTGGGCTTGTTGGTATAATAGAGTTGAACAGGCGCCATCTGGATGATGTAGCATCATACTGCAACGCAACAGCCCTATTGGGCCTAACAGCAACGTTTGAGCCTAGAGCAAAGCGGTTAGCTGCAGTAGATGCAGCACTCTCGTTCACGAGGATCATATCGAATGATCCTCCGACGTTGGCTAAGACAACAACCCTGCCGTTGATGCCGCCAGATAGTCCTGTTATGTTCCTGGTGGCATCAGTGTTAAGGCGGAAGCGAAATACATCTTCATGCCCCGTAGGACCATAGTTGTTCTGATCAGCTGTTATCTGTGCTGGGGATAGGTCCCCTTGGAGTGATACAGTATCCGCTACTATCAGATCATTTATGGTTCCGCCGACTGCGCTCAGGTTAGTAGCTGGCGCGACGTACCACTGGGATTCTCCAGTAATCCTTTTTATGCAGAAGCGAAGCTGTTCCAGCTCATCAGCCAAGCTAGCTGATAGTACCTCAGTGCCGAGGCCACCTGGATCAGTGTTAAGCTGATGCTCAGCTAGATTATCACTGTAGCCTCCGGCCATAGAGGGATTTAGGTTAGTGATATGATTCTGATGGTCGCTATTGTAGATAGCGGCTGTCAGGATCGTGCCGGTGGCTCTGGTTGTGTGACTGTATAGGCCGGATGACATTAGGCAATCCCGCTTTGATCTAGCTGTAGAATTGCTACCTTGACTGGTGCCTTAGCCCGCTCTCTAGCCGTAAACCCATCAGGGCTTTCCTCCTGATCAGCTTGGTGAAGCTCAGCTAGGACATCTGTTCCAAGCCCAATATGCAGACAGCTCTGACATCCATGTGTGACATGGAAGTAGCTAGGATCGTCAAACTCTATCTTTATCTCGCAGTAGTTGCTAAACCTAGTCAATTGACGACGAACGACTTTGATAACCTGTCCACCTCGGGTCTTCTCAAACCCAACTGTCTTATCAACTGTGTCAGCTATCACAGTGCCACAAATCTTGCATAGGATGGCCTCGATATTTCCAAGGCTGTCCTTCCTAATGAAGTTGGGGCATTTTACATAATGGTAGGTCATTCAGATATCCTCTCATCTCCAACTGTCATGTGGACATGGAAGCTGGCTATACTGATGTCCTGACCAATGCCAGAGTTAGACCCTACCAAGCGTAGTCTTCTACCGCTGCCATCCATCTTTATTCTAGCACTCTTAACTACTGAGGATGCTAGGACATCCGTGTCTAGGATAAAGCTTCCCAGGGCGGCTCCCCCAGAGCCCATGCTGAATAGGAGGGTATCTGTCAGAACGTCATCCCAGAACACTTCAACGGTCAGGTCCCAGTCGCCTCGAGGCTCGTAGGATATCTCAAGGAACTGTCCATTTTTGGACCTAGTGGCTAGCTGTTGATCGTAGAAGTCAAAGTCCGTATTGGCTGTCTCGAAGATAAAGGGATATCCAGCTCCATTCTTGGACCTGCTAGCTCGATCCATGAGCCAGACAAACCCTGCATTGTCTCCGATTACAGGGATAGGGACCTCGTTAGTGTCAGGCTTCATCCACATTGCTGTGCAGATGTCTCGCCGAGACATGAAGAAGCGGCGGATAAGCTGACTTTGCTGTTGTACCTGTGTTGCCTCGACTAGCGTGATGAAGCGTAAGTTGTTATCGTCGCTACCGAGAAGAGGGATGGCCCACCACGCCTGCTGCCGGCGGCCATACCAGATGCCCTGTGCTCTCCTCAGCTTCCCTATATTGACATAGCGTTGCATGAAGGTGTGAATGCTCTCTGAGTCACCTATGTCGCTTGTAGTGAAGTCACCGAACTCCTGGGTTGTGCTCAGAGCATGAGTATCACCTGATACATCAAGGTACAGAATGTCGTTCTCACCAAATACTATCGTATGCTGGTTTAAGGTGCCGACTGCCCTAGTCAGGGGCGTAACTGACCAGTTGGCTGGAGACGGGTCGGAGGTGTCAACTATGTATATCCCCTGAGGGTATTTGAATACGATAAGGGCCTTTCGGAACGATATAGCACCGGCTAGGCACTCTCCCTCACCGGGGTATATAGCCAAGGTGCCAGCTCCCGCCCCAGCAAAGTCCTCGTGATCTGTGGTGGTGCTGTAGTAGATGCGATGCGGATCGCTCTTGTTACCCCCCGCCCAAACGCGGAAACCATGAACTATCCCAAAAGTAGGGAAGTTTCCCGCTCCAGTCCAATCAGCAGCAGGGCCTGTTATATCGGCCATAACTGCCCCATCACCATCAACCGACTTTACCTGGTTGGTGGCACTGAACAGCATAAGCTTTCTAGGTGCAGCAACTGCCTCGCCGCCGGCGACTAGGAACCAAGGTGGAGGCTCCCTAACGCTGGTTAGGCCAGATACTAGAGTTGTCCCAAACGTACCTGCGCCAGTATCCTTAAGGACAGCTCCACTGTCTAGGAAGACCACATCTCTGCGGTTGGTTGCAGTAGGTGTCCAGTTGATACCACTGACTACGACGGCCCCGCTCCCCAAGGCGGACGAGTTGAACTTGTCAGCACCTCCCTCCTTCCTGATAACGCCAGCCTGAAGCTCGACGCCATCTGTGTAGAGGAAGTGCCCTGGACCTGCCTGAGATGGGTTCTCCGTTCCAGTGAAGCCTTGCTGACCAACTGGCAGTGGGACAACAATGCCACGGTAGCTCATATCACTGGAACCGGTCTACCTGGACGCTTTAGAAGCTTATCCTGGCGGGTGATGATCTTGCCTGCAAGAGCATCCATCTTGGCAAGGCGTCTTCTGTTCTCCTTTAGCATAGCGCCAAGGCTGGTCCGGCCGGCGAGGGCGACTGCGTTACTACGATCGTCGTTCTTGTCGATTAGGAGATAGGTCAGGGCGAAGTCAGATAAGATGTGCATCCACTGTGCTGGGACCAGTGGAATGGACATAACGCTATCTGTTAGGTCGACTACCTTTGGGCGATAGCGATACTCCACCCGCATATACTGACCCTCGTCAGACCCTCCGTGGCTGAAGCGGACACTTGTCTCGCTCTCCAAACAGAATGCTTGTGGAAAACCTGCTGTTAGGCGAGCTATAGGATGTAGCTCATCCATGCGCTCTGGGCTGAGGCCTGTGATGCGTTCGACCTGACGATGGCCAGTCATAGGGCTTATGATAACCTGCACTGGAGATGCCAGCGAGTAGTTGGTTCTCATAAGCTTGAATGCTACATCTGATACGGAGTCCCCTGTCCAGGGGGCATCTAGAGATGCGTTGACAGATGCCGCTGTGTGACCAAGGATAATAGGAACGTCAGGAGCTCCCTCTATGAGAAGCCTCCTCCCAGCCATGCTGTCAGCAGGTGCTGGGTTGAACACAACAGTATCAGAGTTGTTGATTAGGGTTATAAGTCCTGTACTGTATACAGGATCGAGGTTCATCGCAGCTGAGCCACGGAGCCACCACCAGTCATCTACATACTCAGGGAGGAACTCAGATGCCCCAGTGGCTAGGGTTCTATAAACTCGGTTTAGGTACTTGATAACTTGCGCGTCGTACTTGGAGCCCGTCAAGGCTTCCGACGCCCTAAAGAGGACATCTTCCTTCAGTTCTCTTGTATTGCTGAGGATGCCCAAGAGACATCTCCTATACCCCTATGATAGTGACGTCTATATCAACACCTGCACCGCCGGTTATGATAGGGCGAATAAAGCGAGTATTCTGATCGACAGAGAATATTCCAGCTGCAGCCAACGCAGTTAGATCAGTTCCAAGGGCATCTTGGAGAACAGCGAAGTTGACGCCATCGTTAGAGCCGTGGATGGCTACAGTGCCCCCGCCGAAGGTTCCAGATATCTGAACGCTCTTTGTAGGATACTTACCTATGCTGGCAATGGCTCCACTCTCTCCAGCAGCAAGGCCAGTCCAGGATGCCTGAACTACGCCTTCCTCTGGATAGGTAGTGAGGACAGTGGTAGTCATTCATCTTCCTCAGGAGGCTCTACAAGTCCAATCTCCTTGCGAGCCTGCGGTGTTAGCTTGGCAATCTCCTCGTTGAGCCAGCTAGGGAGTTCAGAGGTGCGGTATTCCTTCCCACCTTCGTGGTAGAACTTACCACCCTGAATGAACACCCTAGTAGAGCCCCCCTCTGGATTTGCCTTGCTAAGACATATGTAGGGGTTGATCTTGGTCAGGATGGCCCTAGAGCCATCCCTGATCCTGTTGTACTCGTGAACCTTGAGGTTGAGCATCAGGCGCTTTCCACAAAGTTGCTCATATTTTCAGGCGCATCGCTGGTCTCATGCTCGATGACATGGCCATAGCCAGCACCGGCAGTAGCCGCCTGGGTGACGCTGAGGACGAGGAAGCCCCCTGGGCCGACCTTCTTGGGGGTGATCTTCTTCCTGACGACTGTCCCGATAGGAGTGCTGACAGGGATAGTAACAGCGCCAAGAGTAACTTGGCCTGTGGTCGAGGCTGGGTCAGGGCGCCAGAGGAGGCTGGCAATCGCCGCTGTCACAGTGATGGCTGTAGTTACAGTGACACCAAACTCAGCGATGGTTGTCGGCCTGGTGCCAATAGGGCAGGATGAACCTCCCACT